CATACGTTCTTTTTGAGTGACTTTTAGCTCCTTATGGAACGTGGTGGCAGATACTGCAATATCATTGAAAAGCATGCCGTTATCTCGCTTTTCTGTTTCAATAAATACTTCTTCAATGTTGAGATTAGGAAGAATGTATTTAGAGCCGTCAAAACCAATATCAGAAGGAGAAGTTAACATCACCGCCCATGTTGACACAAAGTCCCAAAAAGAACGCTCAGCATGTCCTTTCAATCTCCATGAAGATGTATTACCACCGTCATGAACAAAGTACATTGCAAGCATTTCGTTACGTGTCATCACATTGAGAAACTCAGCATGGTTGCATAGCTCCATAGTATCGTTTGGTGACGGTGTAGCCGTGCAACATAACTTGTATGGCGTTTCGTTGAAATCATCAACAAGCTGCTGCTTTGTCTTGCCATTGAAATTCTTTAAGATAGAACTTTCATCAAGTACCACACCGCCAAATAAATATGCATCAATGTTTTCTAAGTTATCGTAATTCGTGATATATATGCCTGCTTTCAAGTCTTGGTCAAACACCGTTAGACTAATTTCAGAAACGTTATATCCAAACTTTGCACCCTCTTTAATCGTCTGATGAATAACACCCAAAGGAGCAAGAATAAGTACAGGTTTATTCGTGTGTTCTGAAACGTGCTTTGCCCATTCTAACTGCTGAAGTGTTTTGCCAAGCCCACAATCCTCGAATAGTGCGTATTTACCAGCTGATAGAGCTTTCTTTACACAGTATTTCTGAAAATCAAACAAAATAGGGTTTAAGTCTTTATCTTCGACATTAAACCCCGATTTCTGTATCTTTACTTGCTTTGTTTTAAGAAAATCTAAGTATTCCATTATCAATTAAATATCACATTCGTTAATTGCTTTCCATTACTAAACACTGCCCACTTGCCTTTGCCGTTGGTGTCGATGAGTTTCAAGTCTTCAACCTTGCCAAAGCGATTGATGTTTCCGCAAAGGTCTACAAACCACGCTTGTTTATCATTGTATGGTCGTATCTCTCTACCTACTATCTGATAGTACATAGCAAGCGACATTGTAGGGCGTGCCATAACAACAGTATCAAGCTCTGGATAATCAAAGCCTGTTGTCAATACTCCTACATTCACAACAACCTTTATCTTACCACTCTTAAAGTCATTCAATATGCGTTCACGCTCTGCTTTTGGTGTTGTTCCCGATACCATTTCGCAGCATTCAATGCTTTGCGTCAGTCGTTCAGCCTCTTTCAGAAAGCGAGTAAAGACTAATATGCCTTTCCTTGCACCGCCACGTTTTGGCGAAAGTAGTCGTTTCACGATACTGACTAAATAGCCGTAGAAGTCAATTCTATTATACTCTGCTTCTACTGATTTATCTGTATAGTCAGCACCAGTTGAATTTGCTTGCAGATTATTCTCATCCCACCCTAATGGGTTCATTTGGAAGTAATCTATCTTTGAAAGAAAGCCCATATCGAGTAAAGTCGATATTTGCACTTGATAGATAACCTTTGAGAATATCAGCGGACGGGTACGAGTAAGGAACTTTAGCATTGCGCCAAAGCTGCTTGAACTTAATCTGTAAGGAGTGGCGGTAAGCCCTAACACCTTACACCCAGTAGCGTGGATAAATTCTTCATACATACCACCTTTCGCGTTGACAAAGTGACACTCGTCAATGATTACGTTATTGAAGTGCTGAAAGTCATCTGTGTGTCTTATCACGCTGCCTATTGTCGCAAAGGTGATACGGCTTATATTCTTTGAATTGAATGAAGCCGAATAAACAGAACAGTCAAGTACTCCATAGGAGCATAGCTTCTTGTAGTTTTGCTCAAGTATCTCTTTTGACGGCTGAAAGACAAGCGTATGTCCTTGCAGTCTGTTAGCAATGTCAGCTATCACCAATGATTTCCCACAACCCGTAGGCATCACCATAATAGCGTTATACTTTGCTTTCTTATCATTAAAAAAGGCTACCGCTGTATCGGAAGCCTTTTGTTGGTAGTCACGAAGTTTATACATCATATCCTTATCCCTTTCTCTTCGCTCAATTTCTTGACTAAAACTGAATAATATTTAATCAGCTGTTCAAGTTCAAAGCAAGACCACTTTTTTATCTGATGCGCTTTCGCTTCAAGTATTTGGTATCTTTGCGTTCCTATCTTCTTGATAAGGTTCTCACGATACCCGATAAGGTGGTCGGCACTGAAACGATTACACGCTCGGCACTCGCTTGAAACGTTTTCTTCATCGAAGCGAGTACTCATATGCCTGCGGCTGTGGTAATGTCCTGCATCGGCTTGCTCAAATTGCTTTATCTTCCCACAAGAAATACACCTGAATGTGCCGTTAGGGAAAGCATCTCGCAATCTGATATACTGGCTAAAGACCTTATCCAGCTTCTTTACCAAAGTAGCTTGGCTTGCTTGCCGTTTCTTTGGTTTGTCTGTTTTCTTTTTCTTGATGTAATATGGCATTACTTAAATCCCCATTCTTTCATATAATCAAACCTTTCTATGCCTTTGAACTCGTCAAGTTCTTTTGGACTAAGAACAATTTTGTTATAGCGGCGTTTGCCCTTCCACTCCTCAATTACACCGTTCAAATAGGTTTCAAAGTCTATCGATGAAACACTGAAATAAGTCTGAAATCCATACCCTTGCACAGATTCTCCTAAATATCCGAATTTCTTTATACAATAGTTTGTTACTATCTCTTGTTGCAGTTCCTCTGTTGAATAAACTGCTATAAGCAAACCACTTGTAAAAAGCCCCGTTTCTGTCAAGTCAGGAGAATGTCTTACCAAAAAGAATTTTATCCTATTCAAAAACTCTTTCCTCTTCTTCTCGTATTCTTTGCATTTTATTTCCGATTCAAAAATTGTTCCGTCAAACGCTTTGAAAATCGTTGCTGATGTTATTCTTTCCATAATTATAAATTTAAGTCAATGTAGGCGGACTCGAACCACCACTGACAGAACCAAAATCTGTTGTGCTACCATTACACCATACATCGGTTTGCCCCACCGCTGTGAGGCTGTGAAAATAAACTATTAAATATTATGAGTTACAAAAATTGTGCTTTGGGCAGGAGTCGAACCTGCATTTACGTCTAAATCATATCCTAATCTTTTCGCAGAGGGATTCGAACCCACCAGCTTGTACTTCGCTTCTTCTACGTCTCGATTAACTGACGTGTGCTACCATTACACTATGCAACTTCGATTAAAAGTATGTGCGTCTACCAATTCCGCCACCAAAGCAAGTGTGGGGACGCTTCCCCACGATCTGAACAATTAAAAACTTATTATGAAAAAAAGTGAGTTACAAGTATTCTTTGTTTTTTTCGATTTCGATTTCCATCTGCTGAATAATGATGTATTCATCAGCACTCGGAAGATAGATACCTGCTTCTTGTGAAGCCCAATTTCTAAATTTTTCGACAGATAGGCTAAATTCACTTGTATCAAGGTCGGCACTACTTCTAAGAACTTTTATCTTGCCCAAATATTTATCTTCTTTTTCTCGGATAAATAAATCGGGATTGACGAGTTTCTTATAATATTGCTGCTTAACCCATTCAAGAGTGTTACCAGTCTGCGTACCGAAATAAGCAAGGAGAACGTGCAAATACTTGTTCTGCGGTAAACTTCTTCTTGGCTTTTTCTCGGTCAGTTCTACTATTTTTCCACTCTCGGCTAACTTCTTTGCACGTAGCAGAAAATTAGCCTTATCGAGTGGGTTGGATGTGTCGTAAACCATTAGAATGGGGTGTCATCTTCTACCTGTGGGGGTTGATAGGTAGGTTGTGTGGGTTGCTGATATTGTGGTTGTGGTTGGCTTGATTGTTTCAACTCAACCTTATAGCCACGAACGCTGGTAAAGAAACGTGTTTGTCCGTCTTTCTCATACTTCGTACCTTGTAGGTCAAATGATACCACAACTATGTCGCCCTGCTTGAACTGATTTAATATCTGACAATTATCACCGCTGAACTCGAACGATGGATAATTATCATACCCACGCTGCCCTGTCAACCCATCAAATCGGGTAGCATCTAATACTAACTCTCGCTTGTAATAGGTTTTACTGCCATCTTTTGATTTTATTTCCTTAGTGTCCCCTATTTGGAACACTTTACCAATAATTTGATTTGCCATTGTCTTATCTGATTTGTAATGATTCATTAATGTTCGTTATCTTCATGCAAGCTGCATACGCCTCGGGGTATTCATCCTTGAGTTTCTTCTTGTCTATATCCTCACGGGTGCTTGCTGCCTTGCGTGATAGCGTGATATATTCGCCCTTGTAGGTTTTCACATCGTTATCTTGCATGAGTTTTAATAGTCCCTTTGAAAGTTTATCCTTCTGTGCATTAAGCTCTTTTATCTGCTGTACGAGCGTATATACCGCCTTTTCTGCCTGCTTGATTTCAGACGGCATACTGTCCGCTCTGCCTGCTGGGGTGTTGAATTTGCGCCCCTCAACCTCGCATTGCAGCAAGTTCTTAATGGTGTCGGATTCGACACGTTTTATTTCTACGAACTCCGACTTATCATCACGTAACCAAAGTGCATATAGCTTGCTTACCTTTAACTCGGGGTTTTGCAGCTCAAAGAGATAGGCGTATATGCTTAACTGCCATCGCACATACTCTTTGTTCAGCGTATAAGTGGTTTTGAGGTCAGTTAGGATAATATCTTCACCCTTGCATAATACGAGGTCTATTGCGCTTGCAAAATGCTCTCTGTCCGTTACGATATACTCATTTGCAAGCGTTGTGAGTTCATTCTCTCGCTTGATACGCTTGTAACTCTCAAGCTCGGGAGTGGTGTCTTTTGGCTCAAAACCTGCATCGAATAACTCGATACTCTCATGTACCATTGTACCACGTTCAGCAGCTTTATCAAGAATATATTGCGGAATGTCCTTGTACATATCGGGGAATAGCTGGGACTTAATCATCCCAGTTATCCCCTTTAATACTATTCCATTCAGTGAATACGTGTGCTTTTCTTGATTGAATGCCACTTGGCTATCTACTAACTCTATCATAGTAATTCTTTTTTACGTGCGCTAACTGCGCCACTAAATATTGGGTTAGGTTGATATGCCGAGCACTCGTGCCATATCTTACTCAACTCGTCCATATTTCTTGTAGCTTTGATGTCTGCAAGAATTAACTCCAGATTAGGGTCGGTTGACTGCGTAGGAAGAGAACCATTTGCAGCCTGTTCGTTAATGGCGTACTTTGTACCAAGGTCTGCACCCTTTGAAAAGTAAATATCAGCAGCTACGCCAATAGACTTCATAGCAACAGAAAGGGCATCTGTTAGAGCCATTTTGTAGACTTCGTCAGAAACGTATGCACCATTTCTTTCCATAGCCACGAATGAAGCACCTCCTGTGCCAGGGATAGCATCGCTCCATTCGCCATCAACCTTTATAAACATATTGATGTTACAAAACCCTTTGATTTCGTTGCCGTATGTTTCTGTCCATTGCTTGGTTATCTCGTATTTCCAACCGACACCGCAAACGCCAAATGTATCAGTCATTGCAAGAATACGCCATACGGGGTTAACGTCAGACATACCCTTTAGCCTACCTGCGTTTATCTGCTTTAACGCATTATCGGGAACTTTACGAACTTTATTGAATATGGATAAATTAGGGTTATCCATAAATTCCTTATCATTCTCTTCTTTCATAATCACTTAGCTCATTAGTTATTATTAATCGGTTTAATCTCATTGTCGCAAATGCTTCTTGTATCTCTTTCTTTGAGTAATATAAAGGAGAGTTTACCGCATCACCCTTGCGAGCATGGATTAGCCCTTGTTTCTCTAATTCTTGAAACGTCTTAAAGTCTATCTTTCTGAATTTAAGCCATTTCTTGACTTCTGAAAGCCTTAGATTGTCTTGTGGCGGGTCGTAGTCCGCAACAGCAGCATTATAGCCAACGCGGACGAAATCAGCAATGATACCGCCCAATTCAGAAATAGTAAGATTATTCATCAATATCTTTGAATAATAGTTATATGCCCTACCTTCTCTTTCTTAGTGGTTGCAAACTTGTTGTTCATAGGGTCGCAACCCTCATAACGGTTTTGCCTTGTGCATTCGGTAGTTACTGAATTGGCAGTGTAGCACCTCAATGGGACATGTAGCTTATTACCAGCCCCGATGTGCTTGAATAGTCCAGTAATACTGTACTTTCTATCTTTTAATGTTCTTTCCATATAATTATTTTTTGTTTCGTGGGCATTGAGGACTCGAACCCCACTAAACTACCATAGATGCCCTTAAAATCCTCACTATTCTCACGAACCATGAGGAGTGACCATGATTAAAACTACTAACCTAATTATAACTTTGTCCCCACGTATGGACTCGAACCATACACATTGCGTTAAACGCCCTTTGTAGGGTAAAAACCTACTATTCTCACGAACCGTAGGTAAATCATAAACAATAATTCAAATATATTACGAAATAATACTATTAAGAAAATCAAAATTCAACTTCTTCGACTGATACTCTTTCTTGAACTTTTCAGCTTCAATCAAGAAATCCTCTTTTAACGCCTTTATGTCTTCGAAAATATCGAAAAGACTTTTATTATCTTCTGCCATACCATTCATCTTTTAAATCGTGAAAAACCACTTTAAAACACCCTTTTGCCTGCCAAATGTATTTAGCAACGGCAGCGGTGCAAGTTAATGCACCGACTGACATAAATAAATGTATTAATATAGACATGACTTAATTGCTTCTTCTAATTCATATTCATCAACATCTACTGGGGTATCGTCTTTATCGAAGGCTTCAACCTTCAATGATACACATACATCTGTTACCACGTATGCACCTGTACCATTACCATAACCGCAGTGAAAATCATCTTCATCATAGCCGTCAACATCGATAGAGCAATCGATATTAGCGTAGGGTGTATCATTGAAGCGGTCATCTTCATATAAACATACGCAGTCTTCAATGCCGCTGCCATCACGCCCAGCATCAACACATACGTCTATGATTTTATCTTTCAGTAGTTCTAACTCTTCTTTTGTCATAATCGTAAGTTTTAATTAGTTCGTACGCACACCCTAATCGAATAGTAGCGACCTTATTTCATTCGCAGTGTGCGTTATATATTCATTTAGCGAGACAGACCCCTAACCTGCCTACTCTCTTACGTATAGAGGGTTTTCGTAGCGTCATTTAAGTTCTATATTTACTTCTGCCATCTGCAAGGTCACGGATTGTTAGTCTCGCTTGCAGCCTTTCATTTTCAATATCTTTTTGTCTCAATAGTTCAAAAATCGCTGTAAACACTTGCTTTTCTCAACTAAAAGGTTTACCTTTGCTGTTGTACTAAATTGTTTACAATGCAAAGGTAGTTCTTTTGAACTTATCAAACAAATTTTGAACTAATTATTTAGTTCGTTTAACTAATATTTAACATTACAAAAGGTTCATTTACAAATACACCTTTATATAAAAAAAGAGCATATCAAATATGCTCATTCTTTGACTTATTGATACAACCGATTTCTAATAGGTATTGAACTTATTTACAAAGTAAATTTGCCCTTTGCCCGTCACTTTCGTCGTGATAGTCGTGTGCAGCACACCATTACTACCACTTCGCACGCCCTTTTTAAGTTCAAATAAGCCCATATCAACGTACTTCTGATTAGGAATATTATATCGTTCTCCTTTCGTGCCGAGATAGCCGTTATCTCGCATCCATTGGAATAGTCGTCTTTCTCCCATCGGAGTGCCGTTCTGATTGATTAGCTTTGCGAGTTCTCCAATTAAGCAGGAAGATACAGAACCGCTGACGGCATTTGTGAAGTTAATAGCAGGTTGAGCAGCTTTTACAGATTGTTCCGCCTCAATACGCTTCTGTCTTTCATCTTTGAGAGCCGTAGCGAGTTGGATAAGATAGTCAGGGTCGGTTAATGTGCGTT